TCAGGCGCGGTTATCTGTGCCGAACCGCTGCACCTGTGCCGGGTTTTGTGCCGGCCCGTGCATGGCCTGTTCCTTCTCCTCGGGCGTCAGATAGTCGAGATACAACTCGGTGGTCTTGATCGAGGCGTGGCCCAGGATCTGCTGCAGGTCGTAGATATTGCCCCCGGCCCGCAGGTAATCCACGGCGAAGCGGTGCCGCAAATGATGGAACCGGAAGCGGATCCCGTGGGATCGGCGTTGCGCCGCGAAGTTCGAAGCGAAGTTGGCGAAGCCTGCGCCGTCGCCGTGCCAGAAGACCAGCTTGGATTTCAGGTGCCGGACTGTGCCGGCTATTGTGCCGACGGCCAGATCCGTGATCGGGCCGGTCAGGGGGATTGCCCGGGGCCGGTTGGTCTTCGTTTTGGTGAGGTCGATACGCGCCGGCAGGTGCACCTGGGGGTGCTCGAGGGTGACGATCTCATCCTCGCGCATGCCGGTGCGCCAGGCCAAGGCCATCATCTGCCCCATGGTCGCCGGCACAGCGGCGATGGCGGCGGTGATCTCATCGGCGGTCGGCAGCAGGATGGGGGCGCGGCGCTCCTTGATATGGCTGCGGTCCCATTCCTTGGCCGGGTTGTCGTCGCGCCATCCCCAGCCGGTGCAGGCCTTCAGGACGGCGCTGGCGGCCGTCAGGTCGCGGCGGATCGTGGCGTTGGTGGCGCCCGACTTCTTTCGCTCGCTGACGATGTCGGCGATGGTCGTCCGCGTGATGCGCTTGTCGGCCGGCAGGCTCTCGGGCCGGTCGACGAGGCGATCGCGCAGCAGCGCGTCGAGCTGGCGCAGCGATACCAGGTAGCGCGTGGCGGTCTTGGGCTTGACGTTGTCGGGTAGGACCTCGGTGGTGAACCGCACCACGGCTTCCTGCCAGGTGTGGCGCTCCTCGCCGGCGTAGGCGGCGCGATTCAGGTCCTCGAGCCAGGCCGTGAGCCGGCGTCGCGCTTCAGTCCGATCGCGCGTGCGTAGGCTGCGTCGATGCTCGTCGCCGGCAACCTGGGCGCGACCCCACCAGGTTTTGCCGCGGCGGTAGAGATTCTCGGGCACGATGTCTCCTCTCGCTGGTGTATCCAGCCGCGCAGCCTAACCTCATCGAACGTCCACACGGAACCGAGTTTGGCGGCCGACGGGATCATCCCGCGCACCGCCATGTTTTGGATCTGGCGTTGCGACAGGCCGGTGATCTGGGCGGCGCGGGCGGTCTGCACCCGCTCGGGCTTGCTGGTGCCGCTCATGCTTGCTTCACGCCGGCGACGATCAGCGACGCCCACGGCTGCCAGACGGTGAGGGCCTTCACAGCGGCAGCTCCTTAGTGGTGTTCTCGGCGATCCACGCCTGCACGTCGCGCGCGGCCTCGAGGTATTCACGGCTCGGCCGCTGGTCGGCTTCCTGGCCGGGCCGATAGGCGCGCCAGATGCGGTCGCGCAGCGGCTTGGGCAGGCGATACCAGTGCTCGCGGCAACCCCACATCGCCGGCGGCACCTGCCTAGTGCAGCCTGGCCAATGGCAATGGTGCTGGCGCGTCTGGCGTTGGCGCACGACGTAGGCGGCTTTAGGCGGCAGTGTCGGCATCATCACGCCACCTTGGGCCATGCGGTGTGCTCGACGCCGTCGAGCAGGCGGCCGGCGCGCTTCTTGCCGACGCGAATCAGCGGACCGTCACCCTCACTGCAGAGGCAGGAGGTCACCCAATTCTGTCCGGCGTGGAATTCGCCATAGGGCATGTCATCGAGATTGAGTCCGTGTCCGTCGGGCAGTGCAGATTTCGGCGCCCACTCGCCCCATTGCTTGAAGAAGAATGCCGCGCCGGCGCGGGCGGCCTGGTCGCGCAGGGAACGCACCGGATCAGGATGCAGCGGGCGTGCGCGCCGGCCGCTCTCGCCGCCGACAATGATGCCGTCGAGGCGAGGCGGCTCGACCCCGGTCCCATCGCAGGCCGGGCACGGCTCGTCGAAAAAATGCCCCGTCACGCGCGTGCGGCCGTTAAAGCAGTCCGGGCACGCGTGCAGGTATTTCAGGATGTCGACCGGGCCCAGCAGCGGCTCGAGCGATACGATGCGTCGCGCCGCCGCCGCGGCCAGCAGCTCGGGGATGCGCTCATCCGCCGATGGCTGATCCTCGGCCGATACGCCAGCTGTGACGTTGCGCAGCGGCCAGCCGCCGGCGTCGTCCAGCTCGCGCGTGCACCAGTGCGCCGGCGCGATTTCGTTCATGGCCTTGTCGACCTGGCCGGGCGTCGCGGGATCGGTCGTCCAGATGCGCATGCGATCGCCGCGCTTGGTGAGCACGACGAATTCGTGCTGCGGGCAGAGCGCCATCACGGCGTAGATCCTGGCCAGCATGGGCACCGTCACCCAGGCGCCGAAAGTGTCGCTCATGCTGTGAAGGAAGATGCGCCGTGGCCGCCGCCACCGGAACGGCAGCATCAATGTCACGCCGTCGAGGTAGATCTCGACATCGCCGATCCTGCCCTCGCTGAATGGCACCATGTTGCCGAGCCGCAGGTTGATGGCCTCGGCGTAGCAGTGACGGCAGCCGGCGCTGACACGAGCGCAGAACGATCCGACCTTGCCCGATGCGCGCGACCGCGCGCGCACTGGGTTCCATGTCGAGTCGCACCATTCGATACTGGTCTTGTCGCCCATGATCAGCCCCTGGTGATGATGGCTTGCGCCGACGCCAAGACGCCGGCTGCAGCCGAGTCCGCGGTCACGATCAAGCCGGCCTCGGCGAGGCGCACGACGTCGCGCGCCAAGGTCACTCCCGCGTCGAGCTGGGCCCGGGCGCGCACCAGCTCGCCCAGGATCAGCTGGTATGTCGTGAGCGTCACCGACAGGGTGTTGCCCTGCGCGATGGTGCCTGTGCGGGCGCCTACGATGCGCAGGCCGCGCCGGTCGAGCTCGGCGACCAGCGCCTCGGCCGCGGTGCGCGAGCCGTGGCCCGGGCCCAGGCGGCCGTCGAGCACCAGGTCGATGATGATGCCGGACAGGGCGGCGACGATAGCGTCGTCGCCCTGATCCGTTGTCTGTGGCGCGTCGGCCATCAGCCTGCCGTCGGCCAGCCGCGCAGCGGCGTGATCGTCGTCGCCTGCTCGACCGTCTGGCAGGCGTGGGCAAGCACGCGCTCCCAAACCCGCTCAAGCTCGTGCAGCTCGACGATCCATTTGACGCTGCTGCCCGCCATGCGATAGCGCAGGTGCACCGCGATCAGCCACGCCTCGGGGTCGTTCTGCAGCACCGGGATCGCAATCAGGAAGAGGTTGGGCACCTTGACCTTGTCGGCGCCTTCACCCTGGTGCTCTTCCTGGTAGACGACGGTCGCCTCGCCGGTGTCGCGGTTCAGCTCCTGTTTGGCCATCCGGCCGGCGGTGATCTGGATGCCGCGGGCGAACCGCGCCAGGTCACCCGGCGTCGCAAGCTTCTTGTCCAGCGTCGCGATGAGCTTGCGGATCTCGGGATCGGCGAGCGCCGATTCCTCGCGGCCGTCGGCGTACACGGACGTCGGAGGCGGCAGCACGTCGACCAGGCGCTGTTCCAAGAAGGCTGCGAATTCGCCCTGGTCCATGGGCTTTCCGCTGGCATTGCGCCACGCCTCGAACACGCGGCTCTTGGGGAAGGTGTACATGGCGCGGTGCTTGCCGTTGCGGGCGCGGTGGCCGGGCTCGTCGATGACGTCGTCGCCGTCGTCAACGCGCGGATACGTGAGCGCGGCCTGCTCAGGGCCGGCCATGTCATAGTCGATGATGGCCAGCAGCGACGGGTCGTTGATGTTGTCCTTGCAGAACACCACCGAGCCGTCATCACGATGACGGTTCACCCAGGCGGTGAAGGACGCCATGTCGGTCAGCTTCGCCGTGCCCTCGCGCCGCTCGGGGCGGGTGCGGAAGGCGTCGAGGATCGGCTTGACGTCCTCGAGCGCGTAGCCCTTCGGCACCAGCATGGCGACGGCGCCGTCGCTGGTGCCCCTGCTGACGCTGATCGTCTGCGGCACGCGCGTGTTCTGCTGGATGAATTCCGCGAGCTGCCGCAGGTCGGCAAGCGCGGGCTGGGACTCTTGCATTGTCTGTCCTGATGTACGGGGTTGACGGGAGACGTCGGAGCCGCGCCGCTAGGCGTCGGTCACGACACGGGTGCTGCGCGCGTCCTCGACCTGCCTGAAGCGGAACTTCATCTGCTTCGGATTTTCGGGCGTCAGGTTGTTGTCGCGATCCGCCCACATGAACGTGCGCTGCACGGGTTTCGCCGGCGCCGTGACCTTCAGCTCCGGCTTGATTTCGTAGGTGCCATCCTCGCGGATGATCGACAGCTTGAGCGTGATCGCCCCTTTGACCTTGCGCAGGCCTTCGGCGGCCACGTCCTCGAGGGTGGCGATGAGATCCTGCACTTCCTGGCCGGCGGCGCCGTCGAAATCCTGATCGAGGTAGGCGATCAGCTGCGACAGCTTGCGGGCCGGCGGCGTCAGTGTGACGTCGTCATCGGCATTGGACATGCGATGCTCCTTGTGCTGCTGGGCGAACATGAAGGCTCCGAAGTGAGAGGGACGCGGGGACTACGCGGCACGCGCGCCGTGCCGGCGCAGGACGCGCCAGGCCAGCGCGCGCTGGCTGGCGGTGTAGAGGTGCGGTGCGGTGGCGATGGCCAGCGCCTGGGCACGCCAGGCGGCAAGCGCGCGCAGGAAATCGGACATGCTAGTCCTCGGGGTTGCTCTGGTGGGTGAAGCCGGTGGCCGGGTGCCAGCCGCGCTGATGCTCGGCGTAGCGGCAGCTGATCGGCGTTCCCTGCTGGATGCGGGACATGAAGAAACTCCATGCCCCTTCGCCGTCGAGGTAGATGAAGATGCCTGGCGGCGCTGTGTCGAAGCCGAGCGCGAAGATGAAGAGGGGGCGTTTGTGCCAACCGAAGACGATGGGCTCGCTGCTCATCGCGCGGCCCCGAACAGCTGGCCGGTGGTGGTGTCGCGCCGCGTGCCGCCGAGCTGCGGCGGGCCCGGGTCGGACCCCTTGCCGATCAGCGGCGCCTCGGCGAAGAGGCGATTGAGCGTGTCGACGCCGCCATCGTGCGGGCACTTGAATTCGTGCGCCGGGAAAAACCGCACGATGGTGGTTTCAGTGCCGTCGCTGTTGAGGCGCACGGCGCGGATCTTGCCGGCGCCATTGCGGCCGGTGATCCGCATACGCCAGCCGTCGCGGCGCCCGGCCGGCCACCAATAGACACGGGGTTCGGCGGGCACCGGCATGGCTACACCACCTTCGCGCGCAGCGCCTGGGCGGCGCGATCGCGTGCCTTGGGCAGGTGCTGCGCCAGCTCTGCGCGCGTGAAGCCGGCGCCGATCAGGTCGGCCTCGCAGGCCGACCCGGTGCGGATGGCTCCGTCGACCAGGGCGTCGGTGAGCGCGTCGACCAGGTCGCTTTCGGTGCGCACATGGCGCGGCTGGCCGTCGATCATCAGATAGCGTGGCCGGGCCGGCTGCGGCGTGGGGAACGCCTGCTGGATATGATGGATCATCCAAAACTCCTCTGCGCGGTTGAGCGGGGCGGAAAACGCGCTCATCACAGCCCCCGGCAGCGGAAGAGCCGTGGGCAGCCGTTGATGAGGCACATGCGCGAGCCGCAGTGCTTGCGGCGCGATGCGCGGATGCGGCGCAGCGCCCAGGCCAGCAGGCACAGCAGGCCAAGCGCGAGGCCGACCAAGGCGGTGATGGTGTCAGCGCTCACGACGCGGCCTCGGCGCGGCGAATGGCGGCATGGCTGCCGATGGTCATGAGGCCGGATGCCGGGTTCAGCTCCGACGGCAGGCGGTCGTGAGCGGGCCTGTGCCGCAGCGCGCGCTGGAGCGTCTTGACCGGCAGCATGATGCAATCGGTGTTGCCGCTGCCGGTACGCACGAACACCAGCGCGGCGCTGGCCTGGCGCAGGTGGGCCCGGGCATCGGCGACGGTGCGGCCCAACTTCATGTTGGCGTCGCGCTCGACCTGCAGCAGGCCGAGCCGCGCTCTTGCCGCGATGTGGGCAATCTGGCTGGCGCCGGCGGGATCAAACTGCGCCGACGTGACCGACGGCACGACGGGCATGCCGTCGAGCTGCGAGAGGAACAACCCCATGTGACTTGGCCTCAATGTTCCATGCGGAAAGCGTGCAAACGCTAATAGGCCAATTCCTATAAGTCAATAGGTCTTTACCTATTAAGGGGCGTTCGCTTGAAGGTTGCAACGTTCGTGTTACTTTTGAGGGAGTTGGGGAGAGGTTCGATGTTCAAGACTGGTGCTGTCGTTCTGGCGTCGATCGTGCTGGCAGCCTGTGCGCCCACCGCGCCGGCGACCACGGCGATGGATGTCGATGCGAAGCGATTCGAGACGGCGCCCGGCACTGGCGCGGTCTACGTGCTCCGCGGTAGCGATTCAGCGTTTCTCACCGGGCTGGAACTCAAGCTGGACGGCGCGCCGTTGGCGTGGCTCGGTCGCCGCGACTATGTGCGTATTGATTCGCCGCCGGGGCGGCGGCGCATCACCTGCGGGGAGGGGGACACCCTTTACCTTGCCGACGTTGCGGCCGGGCAGACGCTGTTCGTAGAGGCCATCATCCAGGTGGGCTGGATGACGCCGCGCTGTAGTCTGGTGCCGCTCGACGATCTCAACGGCCGCGAGCGCGTGATGATGGGTACACGCGTGGCAACGCCCGGGTGACGCTCATTCGGCAGCGGTCGCATCAAACCCGCCGCAGCGGATCCACGCGATCGGCGTTGCCCACCGGCAGCGGTCGCTGATGACCTTGCCGTCGCGGCCGATCGGGTGCAGCTCGACCACGCCAGCTTTCTTGCCTGGCATCACCAGCGCGATGAGCAATTGCCCGCAGCTCGTCTGCACGACCGACGTTCGATAGAAGGCCTCGGCAAGCGTCGCCTTCCCGCGCGGCCGGCGGAAGAAAAGCAGGTCGCCGTCGATGAACCGGCCGGCGGATTCCCCGCGAAACAGCACGGCCTCATAGCGCCCGGCGACCGGCACGTCGAGGTCATCGACTGACAGCACCTGTAGCCGGGTGCGCTTGATCTTGCCATCATCGCGAGCATTGCCGATCAGGTCGATGCCGGCGGTGCGAGGCGCGCTCGTCAGCTCTTGTTCCGTGACGCCTAACGCCCTGGCGAGGTCGCGAACGGTGTCGTGCCGCGGATGCTTCGAGCGGCCGGAAGTGATGTTGTACACCGTCGAGGGATGACGCCCGGCCTTCTTGGAAAGGCCGGCATCCGTCAGGCCGCGCTCGCCGATGATACGCACAAGATTGGATGCTAACTGACTCTGCCCCATGCGGGGAAGTTTCCCATTGGGGCACCTGCAGCTGGTAAACGTAAGTATACGTTCAATCGACGTAAATTTACGCAGGCAAGTCTGATCCAATCAGGATGATTCACCTATGCGTGTGCACGCGGGCGCTGGAATTTTTCACGGTGGTGTGACAGGAAGATTGCGGACCGGTCTGCGCCGATGGCTCTTCGCCAAAGCATGTTCTGAAACTCGCGCGGCCCAAGGAGTCCCCGAAGGCGTTGGGGAGGGAAGCGTGTCGAGTGATGTTAGCGTGGTGTCGCGCGGTGGCGTAGTCGAGGGTGTAGCCGGGCGCAGCGATGTCATTGTGGTCGCCGTGGTGAGCGACGAGATGCACCCGACGTTGCGATCAGGTCAGCGGGTCATGATCGACACGAACGACAGGTGTCCGTCACCGCCCGGCGTCTTTGCCGTGTGGGACGGCGTCGGCCTCATCCTGAGGCGGATCGAGGTGATACACGGGGACCGGCCGGTGCGGGTGCGAATGTCACCGGACAACGCCCGCTATGAATCGGTCGAGGTGCCACTCTCGGAGATGCGTATCCGTGGGCGCGCCTTCGCGGTGTACCGGCCGCTATAGCCGGGCCCACACCCCGATGACGCGACCGTTGATATGTGCCTCGTCCAGGGTGCGTTCGTAAGGCGCGTGGTTCTGGTTGTCGGAGCTGATCCGCACCCGTGGCGGGTCCGAGCCGAACACGACCTCGACGCGTTTCAGCACCAGTCCCAGGCCATCGTAGACCACGAAGATCCCGGGCGGCGAAGGGCGGCGGTCGGTCAGGTCGACCATGACCTTTTGCCCCGGGAAGAGGGTGGGGGTCATGCTGTCGCCGACCACGGATATGATCCTGACCGCATCAGGCGGCGCACCGTAGAGCTGGCGAAACCCGTCCCTGGGAAAGCTGTATTCGCCGACCACAGCGTCGGACGCTGTGGCGTCGTCGATCTCGATCAGGGAGCCGCCTGGCCCCATCGCTGCCCTGACGTCGAATTCAGGGACTCGCACTGATGACGCGTCGCCGATGACCGGCGGCTGATCGGGCGTCTGGTCGACCTGCGTTTGGCGGCCGGCGCGGGCTTTGCCTTTTCCCTTCAAGGCGTCGGGCGGGATGCTGAGGATCTTGCCGACCGCTTCGCGCACGCTTTCCGGCAGGTTGGCGGGAACCCCGCGGTAGATGAATTGCTGAAGATACGCGTGGTTCAAGTCGGCCTTCAGCGAAACCTTTTTCAGGTCGAGGTCGGGCCGCTTGCCGATCGTGTCGACAATCAGCTTGCGGGGTGCATCAAGTTTCACGGCCATGGCGTCAGACAATAGGCATCGTCCTATTCGTGGCCAGTAGGTTTATGCCTATTGACGCGATAGGGATTGGCCTATTACGGTGGCACCACCATGACCCGTGCCGAGTTCCGCGCCTGCGTAGAGGCGCACCTGCAGTCATCCGGCGAGAGTGCCACCGCGTTCGGCCGCCGCGCGCTGAACGATCCTGGCTTTGTCTTCGACCTGCGTAGGGGCCGGGACACCACGCTGTCGGTCGTCGAGCGCGTGCAGCAGGCAATAGCCGATTGGGTGCCGAGCACGCCGGCGCCTGTCGCAGCAGCGCCGGCGGCCCAGGCAGCGGGGTAGCGGCGTGCTCAAGTTGCCGTACAGCCTGCAATCGGCCTGTAGCGACGGGCAGCGGCGAACCTTCGCCCATGTCGTCTGCGGCCAGTGCGATGCCTATCAGGATCACGCGCTGACCGGCGTCCACAACCCGGAAATGGTGCTCAAGCACATGCGGCGGTTGGGCTGGACCGTCGATTTCGGCCGAGCGCGGCACAACCGCTGCCCGGCCTGCAGCGACAGCCGACGCAAGCGCAGCAAGGTGGACCTGATGACGACGAAAGCAGCCGCGCCGGCCCTGGCCGCGGCGACGATGCCGCGCGACCTCACGCCCGATTCCGATCGGCGCGTGGCCGAGGAGTCCAAGGTGCCGGCCGCCTGCGTCGTGCGCCTGCGCGAGCTGGCCTATGGGCCCATCCGATCCGACCCCGAGCTCGAGGCGCTGCGCCGCGATCTCGATGCCCTCGCGGCCCGCGCCAAGACGCTGTCCGCGCAGCTCGGCGACGTCAACCAGGGCATCGCCGACCTGATGCCGCGCCTGCACGCGGTCGAGGCGCGGTTGGCGGGGAAGGCGGCGTAGCAGGCTCATACCGGCAATCAACCAGTTCGGCGGCACCGCGTCGCCGTCAATCGGAGCGTAGGAGTCACATGACCAAGCTTAGGGAACCCGGCTCGCATCACGAGGCGCTGCAACAGTCGCTGGCGATGCTGGGCGATGCCGGCGCCGAGGCCGCCACCGGCAAATCATCGGGGCATCTGCGGGCGTGCAGCAACCCCGATGAGACCCGCGAGGTGCTCTATGTCGACGCCGTGCAGTTGTCGGCTGCGATCGCGAAGGCGGGCGGCACGCCGCCGCTCCTGACGCACCTGCGGCTGGCCTGCGAGCGCGTGCAGCCGATGAGTGCGCCGGCGCCGGCCGATCCGCGCGCGCTGCTGCTCGATTGCGTCGAGGCGGTCGGGGATCTGTCCGGCGCGTTCCGGCAGGCCATGGCTGATGGATCGGTGTGTGCGCGTGAGCGGCAGCAGATGCGCGCCCTGGTGGCTGACCTGCGCAAGCGGTCCGATGAATTGTGGGCGGCGCTGGAGGATCCGCAGGAAGAGCGCATCGCCATGCTCGCGGCCGAGCAGCGCGCGGCGATCGACGTTGTCCACAACATGAGCGTGGCAGGCATCAGGCGCGAGACGCAGCTCAAGCGCGAGCGGGCGCGGCGCATCAGCCTGCAGGCGCGGCTGGCCGAGAAGGGGAAAGGGCGATGACGGATCAGGTTGAGGGTGTCGAGGCCGCGACGGAAACGACGCCGGCGAAGATTGACGGTCGCATGCGGCGCGCCGAGCGCACGCGGGTTCGGATACTGGAGGCGACGCGGCGCATGATCGTCGACGGCGTGCTGCGGCCCAAGGCCGAGGATATCGCGCGCAAGGCCGACTGCAGCACACGGTCGATCTTCCAGCATTTCGCGGACCTCGCCGCGCTGTATGCCGAGGCGCTCACGCCCGCCTTGCGCGAGTACATCGCGCGGCGGCTGCGGGCGATGGACGATGCCGACCTCGTGGCGGCGGTGCAGGGCGCGCGGCTGCACCTGTCGCTGACGGGCGATGACGCGTGGACGCCGCCCGATGCTTGAGCGCGAGCAAGAGGCCTACGCCCGCATATCGGCCCGCGCCGAAGCCGGCGTAAAGAAGCGCGTGCGCTCGCCGAGCGAACGTCTGGCACGGGCGCGGTCGGCGCAGCGGCGCGCGGCGCTGGCCGAGGCGCGCGCGGCAGCGGAAGCCCAGGCCGATTCGGTCGTGCTGGCGCATCTGCGCGAGGCGGCCACGGCGCAGCGCCCGTGCCCGCGCTATCTCGACCTGGTCGAGCAGCTCGTGATGACCGGCCACATGCGCAGCGACCTCACCGAAGCCTCGGCCGTCACGATGATGACGGATCGCCTGCAGCGTCTCGCGAAGGCCGGGCAGATCGAGGTGATCCGGCACGGCGGCAATGCCCGGCAGATCCGGGTCAGGTCCGGCGATGGCTGGACGCCGTGGACCGCGGTGACGGCACGGGCACCGGCGGATGCCGAGTCGGCGGCGGCGCGGCGCGCGATGCTGATCCTGCCGGCCAAGCGGCTCGACCCGCGGCCGGCGCTGCTGGCGACGGCGCGGCGCGTCGACGAGTGGCGCCAGCACGGCATGAGCGATCGCGGCATCCAGCGCGCGCTGCGGCTCACGCAGCGCCAGGCGCTGGATTTCGGTCTGGTGACGTGATGCACGCGCTGCAATTGGCCACGCGCGTGCCGGCCGACTCGGTGATGCGGCGCGCGCCCAGCTATGTGCGGGGCGGGCGGGTGCATGGGCCCGCGGCGAGCGTCGAGGGGCCGCTGCCGCCCGGCAAGATAGAGCCGCTGCGCAGTGTCGGTGCCGATGCCTCGCATGAGGCGCTGCGTCGCGAACTGGCCGAGGCGCGCGGCATGATCGCGGCCTTGCACGACGAGCTCGCCCTGGCCGGCGATACGATCGAGGTGCTGCGTCGCGCGGGTGCGGCGTGCCTGGCGCAGATCCGGCACCTGGAAGCGCTCCTGACATTCGAGGCCGACGCCGTGGCCTGTGACGTCCTGGCGGCCGTCGCCGAGGCGCACGGTATCAGGATCGAGGAGGTGGTCGCGCGCCGCCGGTCGCGGTCTCTGTCGTGGCCGCGGCAGATGGTGTGCGCGCTGCTGGCCGAGATGCGGGCCGACATGACCCTGGCCCGGATCGGCATGCATGTCGGCGGCATCGACCACACCAGCGTCAATTACGCCATCAAGGCCGCCCACGACCGCGTGCGCGCGGGATCGGTGCATGCGTCGTGGCCCGGCCTGCGGCAGCAATTCGAGCTGCCGGCCGAGCTGCCGGCCCTGGTGCGCGGCCGGGTGTGGACTCTCAAGAGGATGGAGACGGGGGATGCTGCGTAGGCTGCTGTACCGGTGGGCCGGGCGCCTGCCGGGCCGGATCATCATGGCCGAGGTGAGCGAGACGGACGCGACGCAGGTGCCGCTGTTCGAGCGCTACTATGTCGGCCAGGTCGCAGGCTGGACGATTTACCTGCACCACTACCTGCGGCCTGACCCTGACCGCGGCCTGCATGATCATCCCTGGCCGCGCGCCATCGCGCTGCCGCTGGCCGGCGGCTACCGCGAGGCGCGGCTCGATGGCTTCGACCAGCACGGCCGCGTGATGCGGGTGCGCATGCGCAGGCCGTTCCTGCCCTACATGCTGCGCGGCGCCGACTTCCACCGCATCATCGCGTTCCGGCCCGGCACGACGTCGAGCTGGTCGCTGTTCGCCCATAGGGCCAACAGCAAGGGGTGGGGCTTCCTGCGCCCGGGGCCGGACGGCGACGGCACCGCGGCGGTGGTGTTCGTGCCGCACCTTGAGGCAAACGGCAGCCACACGAAATGGTGGCAGACGGCGCGCATCGGCGCGGCGCTGAACCGGGCGGCGCCGTGATGGGCGCGCCGCAATCTCTGTTCGATCAATGGTGGGCCGAGCGTGTCGCTGTCCAGCACGGCGCGCTCGTCGAAATGACGGCGCTGCTGCGCGACTGGCTGGCCTGGTGCGGCAAGCGCCAGCACATGCCCGGCCTCGGGTCGGTGTTTATGGCCCGCGTCGGCGAGCAGCAGGGCGTCGCTGCGATCGGCGGCACCGACTGGTTGACCGGCCTGCAACTGCGGCGGGCCATTCAGGAGACTGGGGCGTGATACTCCCCCTTCTTGGCGCCCATCCCGACTATGCTGATGGCGCCCACGATAGCTTGTTACTTATTCTATCATTCATGGGCGATCTTCAGGCCCGTGAAGCGCTCGATCCCTTCGACGGCCCGGGCACAATCTCGCGCTGCCATGAAGCACTGCAAGGCAAAGCCGTCCACAATTCCGACGTTGGTGCCCTCATCGTCAGTAAGACGAGCATGCAGTCGCCTGAAGGACGAGGTCCACTCCCTGATCGAAGCAGATGCCTCGATCGCTGCACGAGCATCGTCGGTCGGCAAGTGGGAGACCTCGGCGCCGACAGTCGCGAATATGTGCGTCGTGATCGGCGGTTGCGTGTTCGTAACTTCGATCACGTACTCTCTCGACAAGATGTCGCGACCCGGCTTGTTGGCCCGGAAGTCGTTAGTTTGTTGGATGATATTTCTCCACGCAGTTCTGAGGACGTGCTCGACGGCGGCCAATTCGTACCCAATTGCCGCAAGCTTCCGTTTGGACTCTTCGGCTGCTTCGCGCTTGCCGTGGTTCAGCGTCATTACGACGGCAATCAGCGTAGCGACGCCGCCAAGCAGCTGAGAGATCGATTGGATCCAGGCGTCGCATGTGAACCCGAGATGGGTCTTGCGTTGTTCGGCAGGGCCTGCGCTGCACCACTCGAAGCTTGGCGTCAGGAAGCTGCCAAGCACAAACGCCGCGAAAGCAATTGCCGCGACGATCAGCCAGACCTTGCCATTCTCCCCCATGATTCTGATGGTTGCACGGAGAGAAGGCCGGCGTCCAGCAGCGGAGTGGGGCGATGACACCACGTCCCATCCTGGCGGCTGACCTCCTCTGTGACGCCGGCCGCAGTAGCCTAGCCGCCACGCGTGCAGTTGCCGGGGCTTTTCGTGACCTGGCGCTGGCCCCAGATGCGTCGCCGCGCGCGGCTGCGGAGCAGCGGCGATGCTAGTTCGATTGGGCATACCCGCCAGCTTCCGTCGTTTCACCGCCCATGCGTCAGCATTGGAAGCACCCATCCTGGTATCGGCGAACGCCTTTCGGCGCCGGGACGGTGCCGGGTTCAAGCTGCCTCGGCCCGATACATTCTCGGGCTGCGACGTCGCGCTCGACAGCGCGGGCTTCGTGGCAATGCTTCGGTACGGCGGCTATCCCTGGTCTGTCCGGGACTATGTCCGGCTCGCGGGTGCGTTCCCGTGGGCGTGGTGGGCAGCAATGGACTATTGCTGCGAGCCTCAAATTGCGCGCGATCCGGCCGAGGTCGCGCGGCGGATCGCGCTGACGGCTCGAATGCTAAAGGGCTGTCAGGAAGAGGCCGCCCGCGCGGGTGTCCGCCACCCCCTGCCGGTGCTGCAGGGGTGGCACGCGGACGATTATCTGCGGTGCTTCGATCACATGTCGGCGTTGCCGCTGCCTGACGTGATGGGGTTGGGCTCGGTGTGTCGGCGCCACCTCGGCGGAACCGACGGTGTCCTTCATATCCTGTCCCGGTTGGATCGCGAACTGCCGAGGGGCAAGACGCTCCATCTGTTCGGTGTCAAAGGCACGGCGATCAGTGAGCTGGCGGGGCACCCGCGCGTGCACTCGGTGGATTCCATGGCCTGGGACGCTGCCGCCCGGCGTGAGAAAGCCGGCTCGTGCACCGTCGACCACCGATCAACGCATCTGTGCCGCTGGTATGAGGCGCAGCGCCGGCACCTGGCGCGCCCGCAGCTGCGGCTCGCAGTCTGAGTAGGAGCGTCATCCATGGCCAGGATCCGCAGCGTCAACCCGGCGCTGTTCACCGATGAGGCATTCGTCGCGATGCCGGCGCTGGCGCGCCTGCTGCTGATCGGCGTGTGGACGGAATGCGATGACCAGGGTGTGTTCGAGCTGAAGCCGCTCACGCTCAAGATGCGCATCTTTCCGGCCGACGACGTCGACATGGATAGCCTACTGGCCGAGTTGCAGGCCAAGCGGTGGGTGTGCGGGTTCGATGTCGACGGCAAGGCCTACGGGGCGTGCAGGAACTTTCGGAAGTACCAGAAGCCCAAGGCGCCGAAGTGCTGGCACCCGCTTCCGCCCGGGCTGCGGTCATGGGTTGGCTTGGCCCGTGCGGCGGGCGGTGAGCACGCCGACCCCGACCCGTTCCCCCGATCGGGGGAAACGCCCCCGTCTGAACCTGTGCCATTTCTCCAAAATGGGGAAACCTCATCGCTGATGGAGGATGGAGGGGAGGAGGTAGAGGAAGAGGAAGGTAGTGAGGGTGTGTCTGTAGCCGCGCGCGAGGCACCGCTGCCGGACGGCTGGGCACCCACACACACCGATCTCACTTGGGTGGTCGGGCAGCGCAGCGACCTCGCCACCGTGGATATCGAGCTGCAAACCGAGGCGTTCCGGCTGCACATGCGCGAGCACCGCCAGCTCTCGCCCGACTGGTCGTCGCGGTGGCGCAAATGGATGCTGCGTGCCCACGCCGGCGCCCTCGAGCGCGACACCGGCGCCGCGAAGAGGCTCGGCGAGGGGCGGGGTGGTGGCCGTGGTGCGTCGGCGCCGATAGCCGAGCCATGGGAACAGCGCGTGCGCGGCGAGCGGGCCGACCGCGACGCGGGCAAGGCGCCGACGATGTGGGACCGTCGGCGCAACGATTGGGGCCCGAAACCGGATGAGCAGGGATGCCACGCGCCAGCAGAGCTGTGCGCCCGATTCGGTTTTGTGCGTGCAGCAATGATGCATTGAGGGGTGTGGTCATGGTGCAGCGAGTAGCGATCGGGACGGTGACTTTGCGCCGGTCGGCGCGGGTGTCGGTGCCGTCGGGGCCAGGCTCCTATGGCATCGCGCGCAGCGCCTCGGTGTCGACGGGCGATGTCGACGCGCAGCCGCGGCGCATGCCCTCGGCGCGGCGGGCGTTGATGCCGTTGGTGGTGCCCGGACCGACGACGACGCCCGAGCCGAAGCCGATGGACGTTGAGGCCTTCCTGCATTGGGTGTACGCGCGCCAGAAAGCCGACCGGATCATGGACCACGGCATTGGTCTGCATCGGATCGAGGCAGAATGGGATGACATCGAGATATACGGGGTCAGCGCCTGCGGTTGCGCCCAGGCCGAGCAACTCGGCGCCCTGGGCGTGAGGGTGGATACGTCGCCATACGATGCGGGCCGGTTGCATCCCGATGCAGAGTCGGCAGCCATCTGTGTCCGAGAAACACTCGACTGGCGCACGTTGCCTCTGGTCGTTAGGCATGCGCGCGTCGGTGATCGGCCTGAATGGAGCACCCGCAAGCCTCAGCAGCTGCTGCCGATCCTCAACCGCAAGGGCAAGCCGGTGGTGCGCTATGCAGACTGGGACAAGCACCGCAACTATGGCGCGTGCCCGGTGACGTATGATGTCGATCCGGCATATATCGACATGCTTAACGAGACATATGGCACATGGTGGGATGCACTGCTGCTGTTGTGCAGCACGCTGAATGCGCTGACTGGCAACCAGCGTCTATCCCGCCGCGTCCTACCACCCAAGGCTCCGCGCACACCATGGGAAGAAGATGCCTAGTGCTGGGAGCCTCAGGTTGCTGGTACATCCGTCTTCTCGAGCGGAGCGAAGATCTTCTGCGTGGGAACGCACGGTGCGCCATGCACGGGAAGGCTATCGAGCCGGTGATAGGGGTATTGCTCATGCTCGGTGCAACCGACTTGCGTTGCTTTTTGCCGAGATTCTGCGTATTCTAGATTGAGGGGAATTAGGGAGAAAAAAATGGCTAAAAGGATCGGGGCGACAACGGTCGCTGCCCTCTTAGTCATGATTATTGTCATAGGTATTCTGGTCCTTTTAATCCCTCCGAAAGACATTTGCGCTGATGACGTGAGAGGATATGAGCGCGCTGCCTCTGCCTCTCTCAATGTCATCCGGCAAAATTTGTCGAAGATCGAGGCGACCGCCGGAACGGCAGAGCGGTTGCAAGTGCCAGCTCAGTTGAAGGGGCTCAGTCCGACTAACTTTGCAGCTCTAAGGGCATGCGATACCCAATGTAAATTGCTCGGGCGATGCCTGAGGTATGTCTACCTGCGGGCACCATCGGAAGCGTGTCCTACGGAGTACGCAGACTATAAAACGAGGGTGGATTCAGCGCTGAAGGTGCTGGAGCGCCTGGAAGAAATGGCGAAGAAGTCTGAGCAGGTTGCTCGCGGTGCAGAATCACTTGGTGAAACACGCGAGAAAATCAAGCAACTCGAGAGTTCTGCGTTGGGCTCAACCGGCGGGCGCTTAGCCGCTCTGAAGAGCGAAGCTGAGGGATTGGAAGAGCGCCTCCGCGAGGACTTGTCCTATATAGACCAGCAACTCAGTGCCCTTTGAGGGGGCAAAGATGAAGCACGTCCTGGGACTGGTGTGTGCAATCGCACTCGGAGTTGCCATCGACGCTGGCGATGCTCGCTCGGCACCGGGGAGCCCTGGATCCGCTGCATGCGACGCCTTAGTCATAGAACCCTCGGTTAATGCGATCGTTCGTGAAGTGTTTGAAGAAAAAGGAAAAAAACTGTCGAGAAGTGGACTGCCATCTCGTGATTTTTGGGAAAAGAATAGGAACATAGAGTTCGTAGTTTGCAATAATATGGGAGGATACGACACATTTCTTTATGAGCAGATGGTAATTTTTGATTATAAAATGATTGGATTTTTATTCAGCCAGTCGCGTGCTTTTATTTTGGGTCGATATATTTCTCTTGATAGGCAGTTCGACGTACATGCTGATTTGGTCAGTCAGTTTGTCAAACAAGGACCGGAGCTATCCACTGGACCGTTGGCAATCTTGGAGAGGAAAGCTCTAGCGCTTGGGGTAGGCAAGACAGGTCTGGAAAAATTTTACGCCGACGAGCAATTTAAGCAGCGCGAGCAGAATTTATTTCTGATCTCGATGTACTTTCTAACGATGCACGAGCGATGCCATGTGGCACTGGATCACCCTGTCCAAGTGCAGGCGATGAAAGGCCTTTCGGACGGGGAAATTTCCAGGAGGAGACAACTCCTGGAGCTGGCGGCGGATCGATGCGCACTCGACATCATCAACGCGGATGAGGCGCAATTCAGGAGTTCGCCGATTTCGTTCTTTGGGGTTCTTATGACTGTGGCCACTCAGTCCATAACAGCGAATCTTCCTAGTTTAAGGAGCGACCAAAGTCATCCATCCACTCGATATCGATTGGCGGCCGCTACTGAAATATCTCTCGCATATATTGCGAAATCGGGGTCACCCAATGCAGAGCGGTACATGCTCATCACCAAGGCGACAGCGGACTATTTCGATGATCTTTTACGTAGATTCGAGGTAAGTCCCTGAAAAAAAAGAAAGTGTAAAGATCCGCTGTAAGAGATGCTTGACGTGATACGCAGAATAGTTGACAGTCGCGACCAACGGTGAATTGCGCCTGAATGAATGCCCGGACGGAAATCCCCGCCCGGGCGTTTCTGCGTTGGTGATGAAATGTTCGATATCAAGAGCAACATCCCCAACGTGCTCAAGACGTTGACGCAGTTCCAGCGCGAGCAGGTGCCGTTCGCCACCATCGTGGCCATGACGCGCACGGCGCAGGCGCTGAAGGAAGTGCACATCACGGAAATCAACCGTGTGTTCGACCGGCCTACGCCGTGGACGCTGAATGGCCTCTATGTGCAGCCGGCCACGAAACGGCGGCCGGAGGCTGCGGTGTACTTCCGCGAATTCGCGCCCAAGGGCACGCCTGCCGGCAAGTATTTGCGCCCGCAGATGCATGGCGGCCAGCGCCGCCACAAGGGCATGGAGAGGCTGCTGCAGGGCAAGGGGCTGCTGCCGCCTGGCATGTACGTGGTCCCGGGACAGGGGGCAGAGGTCGACGCCTACGGCAACATGAGCCGGGGGCAGATCATCAAGATCCTGTCCTACCTGCGCGCGTTCGGCGAGGTGGGGTATCTGGCCAACCGCAGCCGTCGCACCAAGTCGCGCGGCACGCGTCGACGCGAGCACTACTTCGTCGGCTCGCCTGGTGGTGCGCCGCTTGGCGTGTGGCAGCGTAAGGGCGATGGCATCGTGCCCGTGATGATTTTCGTGCAGGCACCGCAGTACCCGGTGCGCTACCGCTTCCAGGAAGTCAGCGCGCGCACGGCGGCGTTCCACTTCCCGCCGCACTTCTGGCACGCGCTCGCCCAGGCGACACGCTCGGGAGCAAGAAGGGCCGCTTGATTCGCAGGTCGGTCTTGTTGCCTCGCGTTGGGCGCATGCCGAGTCATGCATCACCAGCCCTGGCCCATGGGGCGGCGTCGGGCCAGGGGTAGTGGATCGACCGAAATATTCTTTCATTAGGACCGCAACGGGTCCTTCCGGGCCCGATTTTGGCCCGGTGTAATTCGAACCCCGCGGGTTTTTTAGTGCGGGCGTTCGGCAACGGGTGCAACGGCGCAACACGCAACGCAACGGCGCAACCGTGCAACGGCGCGGCGGGGAGGGCCGCGGCGGCGAAGGGAAACGATCATGAGCCTGCAGGGTGTGGCCGATGCAGGCGATGCCGGATGGCTGTCGCTGTCGGCCTTCGCCTCGCGCATCGGCAAGAACAAGTCGACGGTGTCGCGCCAGGTGCGCGACGGAGTCATCCCGCCGCACGCGGTGCGCCGCGACGGCTCGCAGGTCATGATCAATGTCGAGGCCGCGACGGCCGGTCGGCAGCAAAACATGCAGGTGCTGCTGTCGCGCGCACCGGCGTCTCGGCCTGCTGTCGTCGACCTGGTCGATGACGCGCCGGCGCCGGTGCCGCGCGGGGCCGAGGGCACGCTCGCCGCGGAGCGCGCGGCGCACGAACGGATCAAGCGGCAGCGCGCCGAGCTGGAGCTCAAAAACCAGCTCGGCCTGCTGCTCGACAAGGAACAGGTCTACGACGCGTTCCTGCAGCTGGGCTTGCTGCTGCGGGCGCAGCTGGAGAACCGCCGGCAGATCCTGGCGCAAGACCTGGTCGGCATCACCGACCCGGCCGAGATCGGCGCGGCCCTCGAGCGGGCCGACGATCGGGCGCTGGAACAGATGGCCAGCGAGTTCCAGAAGCTGGTCGACATGACCACGCTGCAGCCGGTCGCCGACGCGGCCTGATGACAATTCCGAGCGGGGCGGTGCAATCCGCCCCGGCGATCCACCGCAGTGTCGCGCCGAGCGAAAGGCGGATCGCGAAATAGTCGGCGCCGGGGCCGTGGCCCCGTCATGGGGTTGCAGTGCCCGCCGAGACGTTGAAGGCGGATCGCACTGCAACCCCGCCACGCGATTGGGGATGTCGTTGATGTCGTGGCCCTACGATCAGCTTGCCGCGCCCCGTCCGGCGGCGTCGGAGATCGAGGGGCTGGAGCCGGCATTGCGGGTCGCGGCGAAGGCGCTGGCGATCGGCTTGAAACCGCCGCGGCGGCGCAGCGTCGCCGAGTGGGCCGAGGCAGAGCGGGAGGTGAGTTCGGAATCGGGTTCGCCGTTCCCTGGCCGGTGGAGCAACGACACGGCGCCGCATCTGGAAGAGATCATGGAATGCCTGTCGCTCTCGCATCCGGCGCGGGAGGTGACGGTGGCGAAGGGCGCGCAGCTCGGCGTCACCGAGTGCGGGCTGAACCTGATCGGCCAGATTGCGACAGAGGTTCCGTGCACGGTGCTGGTCACGCTGCCGTCGCTCGACACGCTCAAGAGCTACATCAAGACCAAGCTGATGCCGATGATTGAGGCATCGCCGAAGGTCAAGGCGGCGGTGCGTGAGCAGAAATCGCGCGACGAGGACGGCTCGACCACCAGCCTGAAGAAGTTCGCCGGCGGCTGGATTTCGCTCACGACGGCGAGCTCGTCGAAGGGCCTGCAGATGATTTCGGTCCGCGTGTATATCGCGGAAGAGATCAGCGAGTATCCCTTCGACGTCGACCAGCGCGGCGACCCGCTGTCGCTGGGCGACGCGCGCACCATCTTCTGGTCCGGCCGCGAGAAGAAGTTCCGAAACAGCACGCCCAACATCAAGGGCAGCTGCCGCGTGACGCAGCGGTACGAGGCTGGCGACATGCGCCAGCGCTACGTGCCGTGCCCACACTGCGGCGACTATCAGGTGCTGCGCTGGGAGCGGATGGTCAAGGAAGGGCAATGGCGCGGCATGATTCCGTGCCTGTCCTGCGGCGTGCCGATCGAGCAGAAGCACAAGCGTGCCATCATGGCGCGCGGCAAGGCAGTATGGCTGAAGACATACCCGGGTGACGGTCACCCGGGCGATGTCGTGAAGCCGGAAGAGATCCCGACGTTCCGAGCTCGGCCGTCAAACGGCCGGCAACCCAGCTTCTGGATCTCGGGCCTGTATTCGCCGGTGCTGACGTGGTTCGACATCGTCGACGATTGGGATGCGGCCAAGGGAATCCAGAGCAAGGAAAAGAAGTTCGTCCAGCAGGTGCTGGGCGAGGCCTGGGAAGAGAAGGGCGAGGCGCCCGACCATGAACGGCTGCTCGAGCGGCGCCAGGCGGACATGCAGCCGCGGCGCATCCCGCCGGGCGCGCTGTTCCTGACCGGCGCCGCCGACGTGCAGGGCAACCGCATCGAATGGTGCGTGTGGGCGTGGGGCATCGGCTATACGCGCTGGCTGATCGACAAGGGCATCATTGAGGGCGACCCGCACAAGCCCGAGGTATGGCGCAAGCTCGATGAGGTGACGCAGCGCCGCTATGAGGATTGGCGCGGCGAGCATTGGGGCATCGACGCCTTCGGCTGCGACTCGGGCTATGCCACGGGCATGGTCTATCGCTGGGCACTGCGCCATGCCGGCACTGGCCGCATCTTCGCGCTCGACGGCCGGCCGGGTTGGAAGCTGCCGCCGCTGGGCACGCCGCAGCCGATCGACATCAACTATGAGGGCCGCAAGCTCGGCGCCGTCATGTTGTGGCCGGTCGGCACCTGGGATCTGAAGTCGGAGTTGTACCGCTCGCTGCGCAACCTGCTCGACGGCCGGGATAGCGAAACCGGTGAATGGCCGATCGGAACTGCGTTCTTCGGCGAGAACGTCGACGCGGCATGGCTGCAGCAGCTGACGTGTGAGTACCTCGCCGACGAGGTCACGAAGGACGGTTATCAGGTTCGCATCTGGCGGAAGCCTGGTGGCGCGGCCAACGAGGCGCACGACATCGCGGTTTATGCCGCGGCGCTGGCGCATCACCTTGCCGACCAGATGAGCGCCGAGGCGTGGCACGCGCTTGCCGCCCGCCGCGCCGCGCCGGTCGAACGCGTGCAGGGTGACCTGGCGCAGCTATGGGGCGCGAGCCTGGCGCAGCCGGCTTCACCGCCGCCGCCGGATCCGCCGGCGCCGGCCGAGACTCAACAGCAGCCGGCGCCGACAGAGGCACCGGCCGATGACTGGCTGGGCGCCAGCAGCGATTGGCTCGGCGATCGCGGCGGTGACTGGCTGAATTGAGGGATGCGATGGACTGGACGCAGTACATCCAGAAGATCGAGCGCGCGATGCTGCGCGGTGAACAGTCGATCGAGCACGAAGGCAAGCGGGTGACCTTCCGCACGGCCGACGAGGCCATGAAGCTGATCGCCTACGCCCGACAGCAGCAGGCCGCCGCGCAGAACGGCGGCATCGCGCCATCGCAGAGCTACGCGGAGTTTGGCCGTGACTGACGCCGAGGTGACGCCGACGCTGCTCGATCGCGCCATCGGCTGGCTGTCGCCGCGGGCCGGCGCCGAGCGCATGTACTGGCGCAGCGCCATCGCGGCGACGCGCGGCTATCAGGCTGCGAAGGTCGGCCGGCGCACGGCCGGCTGGACCGCGACGGGCGGGTCCGCGAATGCCGAGATCGGCGCCGGCGCGCAGACGATGCGCAACCGGTTCCGCGCCATGGTGCGCGACAATCCGTGGGCGGCGGTGGCGGTCGCGAAGCGCACGGCCGCGACGGTCGGCACCGGCATCGTGCCGCGGGCGGCGACCGACGACAAGGCGACGCGTCAGCGCTACGCCGACGAATGGTCATGGTTCGTCGAGAACAGCGACCCGGAAGGGCGCCTCGACTTCTACGGCCAGCAGAACCTGGCGGCGCGGACTGTGTTCGAGGCTGGGGAGGCATTGATCCGCTTCCTGCCGCGGCCGTCGTCGTGGAACCTGCGCGTGCCCTTGCAGCTGCAGGTGCTGGAGCCGGATTGGCTCGACTCTTCCAAGACGCAGCGCCTCGAGGATGGCGGCGCCATCATCCAGGGCGTGCAGTACGATCGGGCCGGCCGGCGCACGGGGTACTGGCTGTTCGATGAGCACCCGGGCGAGACGGTGCCGATCTCGGTGCGCGGGCGCTTTCAGTCGCGCTTTGTGCCGGCGAGCGAGGTGCTGCATATCTTCAAGTCCCTGCGCCCCCACCAGGCGCGCGGGGTCGGCATGTTCGCCCCGGTGGCGATGCGCCTGCACGACCTCGACGACTTCAGCGATGCCGAGCGGGTGCGGAAGAAGCTGGCCGCGTGCTTCGCCGCGTTCGTGAAGCGCCCGCCCCAGGTCGCATCGCCGCTGAGCACGCCGACCACGGACCCCAAGGGCCGGCGGATCGAGAAGCTTTCGCCCGGGCTGATCCAGTACCTGAACCAGGGCGAGGAGGTGACGTTCGGCACGCCGCCGTCGGCCGACGGCTATATCGACTACATGCGCATGGAGCTGCATGCCGTCGCAGCCGGCTGCGGCATGACCTATGAGGGGCTGACCGGCGACCTGTCCCAGGTCAATTACAGCTCGCTGCGATCGGGCAAGCTCGACTTCTGGGATCTGCTCGACGAGGACCAATGGCTGATGATGATCCCGCAGGGATGCCGGCCGGTGTGGCGCCGCGTCGACAACCTGCTCACCGCTATGGGTGAGCGCCGGCAGGCGGGCATGCTGGCCATCTGGGCGCCGCCGAAGCGCCGCTTGGTCGACCCGCAGAAGGAGATCGCCGCCGAGCGCGACGCCATCCGCAGCGGCCTGAAAACCTTGCGCATGGCCATCGCCGAAACGGGCGAGGATGCCGACGAGCTGTTCGAGGAAATGAGCGAGACGAACACGCTCTTGGACAAGCTCGGCATCGTGCTCGACAGCGACCCGCGGCGCACCCGGCCGGCCACCACGGCCGCGCCGCAGGACGCCGGCACCGAACCCGCGACAGCGAAGGAGTAGGCCGATGGAAGGCCAGGCGACCCGCGACATGCAGATGCAGTCGCGGCAGGGCAGCTTTGTGCCCGGCACCTACAATGCCCAGGGGCGCACGATCGACGTGGTGTGGACCACCGGCGCGCGGGTGCCGCGCATGGATTGGTGGTCCGGCAAGCGGTACGACGAAGAGCTGTCGCTCGAGCGCGGCCATGTGCGCCTCGACCGGCTGAACAACGGCGCGCCGGTGCTCGATACCCACGGCCGGTTCGAACTGCGCGACATCATCGGCGTCGTGCAGAAGGCCTCGATCGACGGCAAGGAAGGCCGCGCCACGCTGCGCTTCTCGGAGCGCGAGGAAGTCGCGCCGCTGATCGCTGATATCCAGGCCGGCATCATCCGCAATATTTCGGTGGGCTACATCGTCCACCGCTATGACATCACCAAGGTGGACGGGCAGCGCGAGCTGTGGCGCGCCACCGATTGGGAACCCACCGAAATCAGCTTTGTGCCGATCGGCGCCGACGCGGGGGCAGGGACTCGCGCCGGCGACAACAGCCGATTCCCCTGCATGTTCGTGACCCAGGGCGAACCCGCCCGCAACCCGGAGACTCGTATGGATCCGCATGAGAACGCGCCGGGCGGCGCTGGTGCCCAGCCCGCAACCACTGCCCAGGACGCGCCCGCCGCGGCCGACGCCACCCGTGCCCAGCCCACGCCGGCGCCCGCGCCTGCGGCGCAGCCGGTCGATGTCGCCGCCGAGGTGCAGCGTGCGCTGGCAGCGGCGCGCGAGCGCGACTCCACCATCCGCGAGCGCGTGCGCGCCGTCGGGCTGCCCGAGGCGGTCGCTGACCAGCTGGTGCGCAGCGACGTGACCGTCGAGCATGTGGGTAACCGCATCGTCGACGAGCTCGCCCGGCGCGGAACGCAGCACGGCGGCCATCGCATCGAGCTGGTGCAGGATCATACCGACCCGACCAACATGCGGGGCCGCCTGGTCGACGCGCTCGCCGCGCGTGCCACGGCGCACCTGCCGGCCAACGGCGGCCGGATCGAGCTGCCCGAGGCCTCGCGGTCGTTCGCCCGGCTCGGCCTGCTCGGCGCGATGGCCGAGCTGGCGCGAGCGCACGGGCAGCGTGTCGAGCGCGACCTGCCGTCGTCGCAGCTGTACGAGCACCTTGTGTCGATGCGCGCGCTGTCGATGTCGGATTTCCCGCTGCTGCTGGCCGACTCGGCGAACAAGGTCATGCTGACGGGCTATGCCCTGCGCAACCCGACGTATCGGCTGATCTTCGCGCGCAAGCGGTTTACCGACTTCAAGCCGCATTCGTTCCTGCGCGACGGCGATTTCCCGAACCTGCTCGAGAAGGGCGAGACCGGGGAATTCAAGTACGGGTCGATCAGCGAATCGCGCCAGCAGATCACGCTGGCCGAGTACGGCCGCATTATCGGCATCAACCGCCGCATCATCATCAATGATGACCTGGGCGCGTTCGCTGACCTGCCGATGAAGGCCGGCCGCCGCGTGGCCGACTTCGAGAACGCCACGGCGTGGGCGATGGTGGTGGCCAACCCCAACATCACCGAGCCGGTCGACGGCGCGCAGGCCACCAACGCTGTGTTCAGCGCGGGCTGGGGCACCCTGGCCGGGGCCGGCGCCGATATCGACATCGACACCATCAGCGCCGGCCGCCAGGCGATGATGGAACAGCAGAGCCTCGACGGCCTGCGCATCAACGTCAGCCCGCAGTACCTGGTCACATCGCCGGCGAAGTACACCAAGGCTGAGCAGTTCTGCGCCGTGAACCTGCTGCCCAACCAGCCGTCGCAGATCAACCCCTTTGCCGGCCGGCTCACGCCGGTGGGCGAGGCCAACCTGACCGGCAACGGCTGGTATCTATTCGCCGATCCCGGCCAGGCCGAGACGTTCGTCTACGGCTACCTCGAGGGCAGCGAGGGCCCGCGCATGGCCACGCGCGAGGGCTTCACCACCGACGGCATCGAGCTCAAAGTCGCGCTCGACTTCACGGTCGGCGCCGTCGACTACCGCGGCGCCTACAAGAATCCCGGCGCCGCCTAGCCGTCAACCGGCGCGCTGACCCGCGCGCACTCGCACTCGCCGCCTGACGGCGGCGAGTTGATGACTCTCGTCTGAAGGAGACTTCCATGCGGAACTATGTGCAGCTCGGCGTCGTCGTCGAGGTGATCGCGCCCTACTTGCTGGCCTCGGGCGACGGGTGCCAGGTGGGCGCCGGCCTGTTCGGCGTCGCCACCACCGACGCGGCCAACGGCGCCAAGGTCAATATCCATACCTTGGGCGTGTTTGACCTGAAGGCCGAGCCGTCCGTCGCCTGGTCGGTGGGCGATAAAATCTATTGGGACAACACCAACAAGCGCGGCACCAAGACGGCGACCAGCAACCTGCTGATCGGGGTGGCGCTGGCCGCGAAGGGCGGGGGCGCCGGCGACACGCTCGGCCGCATCCGGCTGAACGGCGTCGTGCCGGCGTAGGCGCGTCGTCCATCCTCGGCGCCGCCCGCGCGGGCGGCGCTCACCGGTGATCGGGAGAACGTTGATGTTCGTGACGGTGCTGAAGCCGTGGACGCTCCATGGTAAGGCGATCGCGGTCGGGTCGGTGGTCGACATCGACAAGGCGACGGCCGACAACCTGGCCGGGACCGTGCGGCCGGCGACCGATGCGGAAGTCGAGGCCGCGACCGGCGGCGGCGCGCCGCAGCCTGACCCGCAGGGCGGCGAGGACGCGTGAGCGTCGATTTCGGCGCGCTGCACGACGCTTGCGTTGATGCGTTCGGCGTCGGCAGCGACGGCACCGGCGATGATGCTCGCGCGCTCTACCGGCCGCAGCGCCAGGCGCCGGTGTACGTGGACGGCATATTCGATAATCCGTGGCTGCGTATCGATGGCGTCGGCGAGGTGCCGCTGACCTCGCGCGAGCCACGGTTTTCCTGCCGTCGCGCCGACCTGCCGCCCGATGCCGCCCAGGGCGACAGCATCGACATCAAGGGCGCCTGCTATCGGGTGCGCGAGCTGCGGCCCGACGGCCAGGGCTGGGTTGTGCTCGACCTCGAGGCCGCCTGATGGCCGTGAAGCACCACCGCCAGGCGCTGCGCGAGGCCGCGGCGGCCATCCTGGCCGACCTGCCCAGCACGCGCGAGCGGGTCTATCAGTCGCGCGTCTGGCCGGTCGATGCCAGCCGCCTGCCGTGCCTGCTGATCTTCACGCGGCGCGAGCAGCGCGGCGAGGTCAGCCGGCCGCCGCGCAAGTTCGACCGCAGCCTCGAGCTGATCGTCGAGGGGATCGTCGCGGCGTCGGAAGCCACGCTCGACGATCGCCTCGACACGATCGCGGCCGAGGTCGAGGCCGCGCTCGCCGCATCGCCCAACCTGGCGGGCACGGCGAAGGAATGCATCTACGAGAACACCGTGTGCGAGCTGCGGGCGCGCGAGGGCGAGAAGCCCGTCGGCGCCGTTCAGCTCGTCTATGCGGTCGAGTACCGCACCACCGAGGCCGACCCCACGGTCGGCATCGCTTGATCATCCGCAGCAGAGGGGAGTCCCAATGGCGACTCATCATGGCAAGGAGGGCGTCGTCAAGGTCGGCACGAACACCGTGGCCGAGACGCGCACTTGGTCGATCAACCAGAGCGTCGAGACCGTCGACGACTCGTCCCAGGGCGACGGCTGGAAAAGCCATCTCGTCGGGATGCCCGAATGGGACGGCGAAATGGAGTGCTGGTGGGATGAGACCGACACCACCGGCCAGGAAGCCCTGGAGATCGGCGAGTCGGTGACGCTGAACCTCTATCCCATGGGCGCGGCCACCGGCGCCAAATACTACACCGGCACGGCCACGATCACGCGCGTGGGCATGTCGGTGCCGGTCGACGGCGGCGTGTCGCGGTCGTTCTCCTTCAAGGGCAACGGCGCGTTGACCAAGGCCACGGTGACCTGACATGGCCGACGACAAGCGCTCGCCGCTGCGCGAGCAGATCCTTGATCGCGCGAAGGCGCATATGGCGTCGCACGAGGTGCGCGCGATCGAGGTGCCCGAATGGGGCTGCACCATCTACTGGACGCCAATGACGCTGATCGAGCGTGAGACGGTGCGGCGGCGTAGCCAGGCCAATGGGCTGGCCGACGCCGCCGCGCACATCATCGTCATGAAGGCGATCGACCGCGACGGCCACAAGCTGTTCGACCTCGACGACAAGCGTGTCTTCCTCAACCAGGCCGATTCCGGCGTGGTGCAGCACATCGCCAACGCGATCTCCGACGACCGGCCGCTCGATGAGCAGGTCGCCGACGCGAAAAAAAACTCGCCGACGACGGACGCCGCTACCTGATCTTCGGGCTCGCCGCCCACCTGCACAAGACGGTGGGCGAGATCGAGCAGATGCCTGAACCGGAATTCGTGGAATGGCTTGCGTTCTTCCAGCTCAAGGAAGAGCGCGGGAAAGGGTGACACATGCCGCTCGATGGCAGCGATATCCGTTTCACGCTGTCGGCCAAGGATCTGACCGGCGGTGTGTTCAACCAGTTCCAGAACAAGCTGCGGCAGATGGAAGGCACGCTTGCCGGCGTGCAGAAGGGCTTTTCCGGCATTCAGACCTTCCTCGGCCGGCTGCAGGCCGGCGCCGCGGCGTTCGGGCTGTCGCTTGGCATCGGCGAGTTCGTCGCCTTCAATCGCCAGATCATGGACACGGTGGGCGGCCTGGGCGAGCTGGCGCAGCAGCTCGGGATCTCGACCACGGCGCTGCAGGCGTACCAGACGGCTGCCTTGCAGAGCGGGGTGAAGGCGCAGCAGTTCGAGCAGTCGCTGATCAAGCTCAACCGCACCATGGGTGATGCGCTCGGCGGCGACAAGAAGTCGATCGAGGCTTTCAGCGAACTGGGCGTGCGGATCCTCGACGTCAACGGCAAGCTGCGCAGCAGCGACTCGATCCTGGCCGAGGTGGCGCGGCGTGTGATGGCGCTGGGCACTGAGGCCGAGAAAACCGCGGCGATGAACAAGCTCTTCGGCGAGTCGGGCGCGCGCCTGCTGCCGATGCTGCCCGAGCTCGCCAAGGGTGTGGGGCAGCTGACGGCCGAGGCACGCGCGGCCGGAACGCTGATCGAGCAGGGCGTAATCGACAAGCTGGACAAGGCGTCCGACCAGGCGGCGCTGGCGCGCAAGAAGTTCGAGGCGACGTTCGCGCGCGACGTGACGCTGCCGATGATCGAGGGCATGACCTGGATCCTCAATCTGATGAATCAGCAGATTGAGAAGGCCGGCGACCTGCGGCTGGCCTATCTGCGCGCGTTCTCCAGTGTGCCGGGTGCGGGCGGTGCGTTCGAGCTGATGGCTCGGCTTATCGAGGAGCAGAACCGGCAGCAGGCTGCCGGCCAGGTCGGCGGCATCGTCGGCGGCATGATCGGCAGCGGGTTGGGCGGCGGCAAGCCGGACCCGGGCGGTGCGTTCAATCCGACGCCGCGCGGCACGTCCGATCGGTTCGGCGAGCAGATGCGGTCGATGGAACGGGATGCGGCCCGCTTCGCCGAGCGGTTGGCGATGCTGAAGGCCGATACCAAGACGGCTTGGCCCGAGTTCGAGCGGCAGCTCGATTCGATCGAGCAGACGGAAAAGCGCATCGCCGACCTGACCAAGGGCATGCCGGCGAATTCGCCTATGGCCGTGCAGCTGTCGACGCAGGCGATCATGACGGAAAAAGCGCGCCTGGAATTGGAGAAGTACCAGCGCGCTGTCGTTGATGCCGACCGGTTCGAGCGCCAGTTCGGCGACGGCACCTTGGAGCTGACGGAGACTCTGCACCAGCTCGACGCCGCGCGGGCCACAGGTAGGCTGTCGCTGGAGGCGTACACCATTGCGGTACAGCAGGCGCGCGAGGAGCAGGAGCGCCACGCGCTCGTGATGCAGGGTATGGCCAGCCAGGGTTGGGATGGCTTCATTGCCGGCATCCGTCTGGCGCAGAGCGAGTGGGACCGGGCGAATAGCGCCTTCGAGCAGGGACAGCGGTTTTTCGAACGCACCATGCAGGGCATGGAGGATGCGTTGACGCAGTTCGTGACGACCGGGAAGCTCAACTTCCGTGACCTTGCCAACAGCATCATCGGTGACCTCATTCGGATGCAGGTGCGCGCGGCATCGACGTCACTTTTCGGGTTGCTCACCAACGCTATAGGTAACGCGTTGGGGGGTGGTGTCAGCGGATCGAGCGGGCAGCGGAGCGGGGATTACTACAACGTGCCAGCCCGAGCGGCGGGCGGCCCGGTCACATCCGGCAGCCCCTACATGGTCGGCGAGCGTGGGCCCGAGCTGTTTGTGCCGGATCGGTCCGGCACGATCTATCCGAACGGCACCGGTCCGGGCATGGGCGGCGTCACGGTGCGGCAATCATTCGTCGTCAACGGCGGCGATGAGGCGGCGGTCAATCGCGCCATGGCGCAGTGGCTGCCGGTCATGCGGCAGGAAGCGCTCGCCGCCGTGCTCGAGGCGCGGCAGCGCGGGGGCCGCTTTGCGCAGGCGTTCCGGCAGTGACCGTCACCTATCCCCTGGCTTGGCCGGGGGTCGCGCGCGTGCGCTCCATCCGGCTGCGGCAGCGTACCGTCGTGGCCGCCACCCGCTCGCCGTTCACGGGACACCGCCAAGTGCAGGTGCATGCCGGCCAGTGGTGGGAGGCCGATATCACCTTGCCGCCGCTGCGCCGCGCGACGGCAGAGGCGTGGCTCGCCTGGATCGTGTCGCTGAACGGGACCGAGGGCACGTTCCTGATGGGCGACACCGCCAACGCCGCGCCGCGCGGCACGGCACGGTTCACCCCGGGCACGCCTCTGGTGATGGGCGGCGGGCAGGCCGGCGGGTCGCTCACCTTCGACGGCGCGCCGGCCAGCGCCCCGGGCTACCTGCTGGCGGGCGACTGGATCCAGGTCGGCAGCGGCGCCGGCAGCCGGTTGCACAAGGTGCTGGCCGATGCCGACACCAACGGCGCCGGCGAGGTGACGGTCGACATCTGGCCACGCCTGCGCGCGGCGCCGGCCGACAACAGCCCGGTGGTGCTGGTCGATACGCGCGGGGTGTTCTCGCTGCCGGCCGGCACCGCGGCGGATTGGACGATCGACATGGCCATCATCTACGGCCTGTCGTTCAGCGCGATCGAGGCACTGTAGCATGCGCGACCTCACCGCGGCCCTGGCGGCGGGCATCCAGGCCGGCGTCGTGCGGCCGGTCATGCTGTTCGAGGGCGAGTTCGCCGGCGGCACGACGCGCGTCTGGACGGGCATCGGCGACCTGGCGTGGAACGGCCAGACATGGCTGGGCATCGGCTATCTCGGTGGCATTTCCGACATCGAGGAAACCGACGAGCTGCGCGCCGCCGGCGTCACGGTGTCGATGAGCGGCATTCCGCAGTCGCTGATCTCGCTGGCGCTCGGCGACGTGCGGCAGAACAAGCCCGGCCGGCTGTACTTCGCCCTGATGGACGGCGACACCAGCAACCTGGTGGCCGACCCGTACCTGGCATTCGAGGGTCGCCTCGACGTCGTCGAGATCGACGAGGGCGCCGAGACGGCCACGATCAGCATCAAGTACGAGAACCGGCTGATCGACCTCGAGCGGCCGCGCGAGCGCCGGTACACGCATGAGGACCAGCAGCTCGACTATCCCGGCGACATGGGGTTCGAGTTCGTGCCCGCCTTGCAGGACGCGCAGATCAGCTGGGGCAGCGCGGGCGGCGGCGGCAGCGGGGGGCTGAGCAAGAAATGACGCGCGTCGATGATTGGCCGCGGCAGCTCGTCGACTATGTCGAGGCCTGCCGCCTGAGGCCGTTCGCCTGGGGCTCGCATGATTGCCTGCAGTTCGGTGCCGGCGCGGTGCTGGCGCTGACCGGCCGCGACCTGCTGGGCGGTCGCTATGTCTATCACGACGCCGAGCAGGCCGCGGCGCTGCTGCGCGATGAAGGATTCGAGTCGCTCGAGGCGGCTGTGACGCACCATGTCGGCGCGCCGCTGAAGCACTACCGCCAGGCCGGGCGCGGCGATCTGGCGCTGGTCGAGCTGGGCGGGCTGCAGGTGCTCGGTGTCGTGCTCGGGGTTCTGGTGGCGTGCCCTGGGCCCGATGGCCTGGTGTTCCCGCCGCTGTCGCAGGCCGTGGCCTGCTGGAAAATCTGATGCCGCCGGCAGTATTCGTGGCCATCGGCATGAGCGCGGTCGCGGCCAGCATCGCGAGCGCCGTTGCCTCTATCGTCATCAGCATCGGCCTCGGGATGCTGCAGCGCGCCCTGACGAAAAAGCCGAAGATGAAGGGCGACGGCATCGACACCAAGGTGACGGTGCGCCAGCCCAACGCGCCCTGGCGCGTCATCTACGGCAAGACGCGGGTGGGCGGCACCTATGCCTTTGTCCATTGCACGGACAACAACCAGCACCTGCACCTGGTCATCATGCTGGCGGGGCATGAGGTCGAGGAGATCGGCGACATCTGGTTCGATGACGAGGTGGTGCCGCTCGACGGGGCGGGCAATGCCACGGGCAAGTATGCCGGCTATGTGCGAGTCAAGAAGGCGCTCGGCACTGCCGACCAGGTCGCGTTCGCTGACCTGGTGGCCGAGGCCGGCGACAAGTGGACGGCCAATCATCGGCTGCGCGGGCGCTCCGCGCTCTATGTGCGGCTGAAGCACTCGCAGGACAAGTTCCCCAACGGCGTGCCCAACATCAGCGCGGTGGTGAAGGGCCGCAAGGTCTATGACCCGCGCACGGCGACCACCGCCTGGACGGACAACGCGGCCCTGTGTGCCGCCGACTACATCAGCAATCGCGCCTTCGGCCTGAGCGCGGCCTACGGGACGGAAATCGAAGAGGACTGGCTGTCGGCCGCGGCCAATGTGAGCGACGAGGACGTGCCGCTCGCCGGCGGCGGCACGGAAAAGCGCTACACCATCAACGGCGCCTTCGATGTCGACCAGAAGCCGGTCGACATCCTGACGGATCTGCTGAACGCCATGGCCGGCCGCGCCTTCCACGCCGGCGGCCGGTGGCGTGTGCGCGCCGGCGCGTGGATGGCGCCGACCGTGACGCTCGACGAGCACGACCTGCGCGGGCCGTTCAAGGTGCAGACGATGCTGTCGCGCCGCGACAATTTCAACGCGGTGAAGGGCCAGTACATCAGCCCGGACAACAGGTATCAGGAGTCCGATTTCCCGGCGGTGGTGTCGGCCACGTTCCAGGCGCAGGACGGCGGCGAGCGGGTATTCAAGGATATCCGGCTGCCCTTCACGAACACCGCGTCGAAAGCGCAGCGCCTGGCCAAGATCGAGCTGCTGCGGGCGCGCCAGCCGGTGACGCTCACGCGCGTGCCGTTCCACTTGAGCGCCTATCGCGTGCAGTGTGGCGACACCGTGGGCATGACCAATGCCCGTATGGGTTGGACGGCCAAGGCCTTCGACATTGATGAGGCCACACTGACGGTCGGCGGTGGCAGCGGCGACGACCAGGTGCCGGTGCTCGGCGTCGACCTGACGCTGCGGGAAACCGATGCCAGCGTCTATGACTGGAACACGTCGGAAGAGCAGGCGGTCGACCCGGCGCCAAACACGAACCTGCCCGATCCCTTCGCCGTCGGCGAGCCGGTTGGGCTGACGCTGGACAGCGGCGACGAGGTGCTTCTGCTGCTGGGCGAGGGGTCGGTGATCAGCCGTATCCGCGCGACCTGGACGCCGCCGCTCGACGCGTTCGTGGCGCAGTACGAGATCCAGTGGAAGAAGAGCGCCGAGCCGGCATGGACGTCGCAGATCATCGGCACGCTGCAGACAGAATGGATGATCGCGCCGGTTGAGGATGGCGTGTCCTATGACGTGCGGGTGCGCTCGATCAACCTGGCGCAGGTGCGATCGGCGTGGGTGCAGGTCGATGGGCATATCGTCATCGGCAAGCTGGCGCCGCCGCCGGCGCCCAACAGCTTCACGGTGGCGCGCCTCCCCGACGGCACGCGGCGGTTCGCCTGGTCGCTGGCGTCTGTGCCGGCCGACGTGCGCGCCGGCGGCGGCTATCGCATCCGGTATTTCGACGGCCTCATCGCCGATTGGGAGTCGATGACGCCGCTGCATGGCGGCCTGCTGGTCGCCTCGCCGTGGGAAACCAACGAGCTGCCGGCGGGGACCTACACTTTCGCGATCAAGACCGTGGACAGCTCGGGTAACGAGTCGGCCTCGGCGACCTTCATTACCGGTGCGCAGCTCGGCGACCCGCGCCTGGTAGGGGTGATCTACAACGCGCGCGAGCAGGACGCGATGTGGCCGGGCACGAAGACCAGCTGTTTCCGCGATGCCGACAACGTGCTGTATGCCGTCGTCAGCGGCGGCTGGGATGGCCTGCCTGACACCTGGGATGCGCTCGAAAACACCTGGTCGGCCCTGGGCACTGGTGCCTCGCCGATCGCCTATGAGACGCAGGTGATCGACCTTGGCGCGGACCTGACGTTCACGCCGATCGTATCGGTGGTGGCGGCCGGCGCGGCGGTGATCACGATGAAGAGCGGCACCGCGGCCAACGGCACCGTTGCCGGCAGCTATGTCGCCGTCGGCACGCTGACGGGGCGGCGCTATGTGCAGTTCAAGGTCGAGGTGACGGGCGATGACGCCAACATCCGCTCGATGTCGATCCTGATCGACGGTCAGGCGCGCACCGAGGAGTTCACCGACGTCAATACGGCGACGGTAAGCGCCACGTGGTTTCAGCGCCTGGCGGCGGGGCACTTCCGGGTCGGCAGCCGCGGCGACCTGGCGGTGATCAGCCAGGCGCGGCTGGCGCTTCAGAGCGTCGGCGCCGGCTGGAGCTGGGCGGTGATCAGCAAGGCCGCGACCGTCAATGGCGAGGTCGCGGCCGAATTCAAGATCTGGAATGCGAGCCTGGTGCTGGCCGACGCCGTCGTCGACGTCGAGCTGCGCGGGCCGAAGAAGGGGTAGGGCATGACGATTCCGGCGCCGGCCACGAAGACGAATCTCGACCAGACGACCGACAACCCCAAGCTGGCGCGCGCCGAGCTGGCCGACAACGTCGACAAGTTCAATCAGCTGCGGCAGCACATCATCGACGCGCCGTTCGCCAACAACCAGTATCAGGTGGGTGACGGGTTGGAGGTCGCTACCGGTCAGGTACGCGGCAAGATCATCCCGGGTTGGGGTATCGGGCGCCACTCGGGCGGGTTCTACTTCGATATTGCGGGCAACCTGTCCGATATCCCCGAGCTGGTCGATTGGAGCGCCGACAGGGTGCCGATCCACAACGCCAGCAGCGGCGGTGTGAACAGGGTGTCTCCTTATGACATCGTGAAGCTATATGCCTACTACGCGGGGCAGATCGGCGGCATCGACGTCAACAGCGACAGGATCCCGATCTGGGATCTGGATGGCGGCGTGCTGCGGTGGTTCGTGCCGTCGCAGCTCACGCTGTCGCCATGGAAGAAGCTGGGCGACGCCTATCCGTCGGGTGTCGTCGAAAGCGCGATGGACGGGCTGCCCGGCGCAGTGCGCAACGTCGTGGTGATGGGATGGGCGCGGGCCAACGGGTCGAACGTCAATATCTCGTTCCAGTGGCGCAAGGCGGGCCCGACCAATATCGGCAGCTACTACGCGCTGCCGAGCGCCGAAATCGTGTCGGCGCTGCGGCTGGGCACCAACATGGCAAATGGCACTGACGTGTTCTTTGTGCTCGAGTTGCCGGGTGCCTCGGGCGCGTTGAACAAGGTCACGTTCGGTCGCTCTGTCCAGGTGACCCCGTTGGGGGCAGTGGAATCCGGCGGGCTGGTGGCCGACACGGCCGCGATCACCGGCGCCCGCATCTTCTCCAGCACCGGCACGCTGACCGGCTGGTGGCACATCTTTTACTCGGAGTAGCGGTAATGGCCGGACGGCTAAGCCCTGACGACATCGAGCAGGCGGCGCTGCGCATCGAGGCGCTCGAGGCGCCGACGGACGAGCCGCGGTTCCGCGAGCACAACGGCCGCATCATCCGCATGACGGCCGAGGAGATCGCCGCCGTCAAGGCGGAATGGGCGCGGGCCGCCGATCAGGACGCCGCCGCGGCGCGGGCGGCCGAGGAGAGGCGCCAGCAGGAAGAGGCGGCGCTGCAGGCGAAGATCGACGATGCCGTCGCCGCGGCGCTGGCCGCGCACGGAATCATCAAAGCGCCCGCCGACGGCGCGTGAGAGGTGCGCGGCCGGTTGGGGCCGCGACAGGCCGGGGAGTCCAAAGCATGGATTGGGTCGATATCGCGCTGCACGCGGGGATCGCGGCGGCGGCGGTGGCGCTCGCGTCGCTCGTGGGCTGGCACTGGCATGCGGTGCCGCTGGTGTGGGTGGCCTTCGCCGCGCGCGAGGCGTCGCAGGCGCGCCGGAAGTACGGGCGATGGCTGGCGCCGTGGTCGACGCAGAAATGGCTCGAGGCCATGGCGCCGCTGCCGGCCGGCATGATCGCGGCGGCGATCGCCGCCGCGCTGCGCTGATCGGCGAGGGGTGTCATGGACATCAACGATGTCATCGCGTCGCTGGGCGTTAAGCTGTCGACGGCGATCGCCGGCGTGGCGGGTGGTGTCGCGCGCGTTGTCTTCATGAGCCAGTCCAACAGGATGGACTGGAAACGCGGGCTTAGCCTGATCGTGCTCGGCGCGATCAGCGCCGGCTATCTCACGCCGCTGGTCGGGCTGGCGATCACGGTGCCGCCCGACGGCGCCCTCGAAAGGGCGCTCGGCTTCGTGGTCGGTCTGCTCTCCATGACCTTGATCGAAATGATGCTGCGCCTGGCCGATTGGTTCCGGGAGGATCCGCGTCGCCTGTTCGATGCCTTCCGCCCAGGTCGGCCACCGACGGGAGGTCAACCATGACGGACGCCTGGCCGTTTGCATTGTGGGTCGCCAACGCGGTGACGTCGCTGGCGATCGCGGTCTGTGCCTTCCGTTTCCTGTTCGAGCGCGCGCGGCAGCGGCCGTTGTGGCTGCGCCTCTCGCTGTACGCGGCCGTCGTCGGCGGCGCCGCCAACATCATCATCTGGCCATGGTCGGTGGAGCTGAGCCAGATCGGCGTCAACGCCGGCTTCGCCGGCACCATGATCTACCGCCTGGCGCGCGATCGCTCCACCGCGGCCTGACAACACACCATCGGGAGTTTTGCAATGTTGGTCACCCGCGACCAGCTCGCGGCAATCATGCCGCGCGCCCATAGGGCCGGCCGGATCGAGACGTGGCTCCTGCCGCTCAACGAGCAGATGGAGATCTACCGGATCGACCGCGAGCAGCGCATCGAGATGTTCCTCGCCACCGTGGCCGAGGAGACGGGCGAGCTGGCGGCCCGCGAAGAGAATCTGAGGTACGATGCGGCCGGACTGATGAAACACTTCGGGCGGTTGTTCCCGACGCGCGAGGCTGCTGCGGCGATGGCGGCGCGTGGGCCCGAGGCGATCGCGAATTTCATCTACGCCGACGCCAACCGGCCGCCCGGCTACAAGATGGGCAACACCCGCACGGGTGACGGCTGGCGCTATCGCGGGCGCGGGCCGATGCAACTCACCGGCCGGGAGAACTATGAGCGGTTCTTCGCCTCGGTGGGGATGCCGCCGCAGTCGGATCCCGACTACCTGCTGACGCCCGACGGCGGCGCGCGGTCGGCGGCATTCTTCTGGCAGTCGCGTGGCTGCAACGAGATCGCGGACAGCGGGGATTTCGAGGCGCTCACGCGCAGGGTCAACGGTGGGCTGATCAACCTCGACGCGCGCGTCTACTACTGGCACCGCGCCATGGCGGCGATCGGCGATCAGCCCATGACGCTCGACGATGATCCGCCGCCATCGCGGCCGGCGCCCCGCGTGCTGGTGGTGGGCTGCACCGGGCCCGATGTCGTGGCCCTGCAGCAGGCGCTGAACCGCGCCGGCGCCCAGCCGCCGCTGGCCGTCGACGGCGATTTCGGGCCGGCCACGGGTGACGCGGTGCTGGCGTTGCAACGCCGGCAGGGCCTGCGCGCCGATGCCATTGTCGGCCCGGCCACGCGCGCTGCGCTGGGGCTGCACTGATGAGCGCTGACGATGTCGACGCGCTGCTGCGCCTCGCGGGCCGCGGTGCGATCTGGCTTTGCGGCGTCGTGGTGCTGGCCGGCCTCATATCGTCGGTGCTGCCATGATCAAGCCCTGGATCGCCGTCGCTATCGCCGGCGCGGTGCTCGCCGCACTGCTGGTGATCCAGACGCTGCGGCTCGACGCGGCCGAGCTGCGGGAGACGGCCGAGCGCCAGCGCGCCGATGCCAACGCCGCGGCCGTGAAGCGCATGCAGGACGACGCCGCGCTGTCGGCGCGCCTGGTCGCCGACTACGCCGCCGAGATTGCCTCGCTACAGGAGCGGGATCGTGAGCTACGCAATGCCATCGTGCGCGCGCCGGCGTCTGCCGCCTGCGCTACCAGCCCTGCTATGCGGACTCTTCTTGATGGGGTGCGGCGAGAGTGGGCCGCACCTGGTGCCGGTCGACCGGGTGCCGCCCGCTGAGCTGGTGCAGGACTGCGCCGCCGAGCCGCCGCCGCCGCCGCCCGACGCCGACGATCCCGAGGTGGCGCTCTACTGGCACGACGTGCGCGTTAGCGGGCGTGCGTGCCGGATCAAGTTTCGTTGCCTTGCCGCCTGGGTCGTGGGCGGCACGGGCCACGCGAGTTGTCGAGTGAAGAAAGGAGGCTCTTCGACGTTTCAAATGGAATTGACGAGTTTGGGTAGTGGAGCGCCAACGAGATAGATCATGGCGATGAAGGTATCGACGTTGCGATAGCCGCGGGCGCGGGCACGGACGAGTTGGAACAT